TGGATTGATTGTTTGGGTGTATATGAATCACCTCACAATGAGGAAACGAACTACGCGGCAATGCAAAGTATGCAGCACAAATCGTGACATGACGGGGGGCTGTTTTGCATGGCGACACCCCCAGGACGCGCCACCGCTGTATATATGTGTTAATCAGTCATATCCCACACACAGTCAGGAGTAGCATGAAACTAACAAAGACACGCACCGACAAAGTCATTGACTTGTTAGGCGAAGGTGCAACCGTAGCGGATGCTTGCACAGCCATTGGCATAAGTGTGTCTGGCTTTTACGGACTTATGAATAGAGATGAAGAGTTCAAGAAGGCAGTGTACGACACCAAGGCGAGGGTCAATGAGGAACGTATGGAGACATACGAGCAGATACTGCTTGATAATATACAGGGCAGTCGTAGAGATGATTATAACCTTTTACGAGAGTTTGGGCATCACACACGTTGGAAGGCAAAGGTAACTATGCCAGAACAATACGGTGAGAATAAATCCAAGTCTGGTGTAGAAGTAGGTACGGACGGAAAGGTTCGTATTGTCTGGGAGAGTTAATGACTCAAGTAACAATACCTTATAAGCCTCGTACGCTTCAGGCTGAAATGCATAACAGCCTAAAGCGTTGGAATGTTTTAGTCATGCACAGACGTTTTGGCAAGACTGTTTGGGCAGTAAATCATTTAATTAAGTTTGCGCTTACTTGTGAGTTACCAAGACCAAGAGTTGCCTTTATAGCCCCTACCTTTACACAGGCTAAGAGAATAGCGTGGGATTATGTTAAGTTTTACGCTGGGGTTATACCAGGCGTTGGTTTTAATGAAACAGAACTGCGTGTTGATTTTCCAAATGGGGCTAGACTAACTCTTTTATCAGCCGAAAACCCTGATGCCTTGAGAGGTATTTATTTAGACTTGGCTGTCTTTGATGAGTTTGGGATGCAGAACCCTAGAGTATGGGGGGAGGTTGTACGCCCAGCCTTATCTGACAGAGAGGGTGCGGCAGTATTCTTAGGTACACCAGCAGGACATAATCATTTTTTTGATTTATTAGAAACGGCAAAGCAACAGACTGAAGAAGGTTCTGAACAGTGGTACTGGAAAGTTGTTAAGGCATCTGAAAGCGGTCTTGTAAAAGATACTGAGTTACAAGCTGCACAAGACCAGATGACACCAGAACAGTACGAACAGGAGTATGAATGTTCCTTTACTGCCGCTATCATAGGTGCGTATTACGCCAAGTTATTAACAAATGCAGATGATGATGGTAGAATAACTCAAGTACCTTATGACCCTGCATATCCTGTACATACTGCCTGGGACTTAGGTATTAATGACAGTACGGCTATTTGGTTTGCACAGATATTCAGAGGAGGTGCTATTCATGTCATTGATTATTACGAGAATGGTGGCGTTGGCTTACAGCACTATGCCGATGTACTCAACAAAAAAGACTACAACTATGGCGACCACCTTGCGCCACACGATATCGAGGTTCGTGAATTGGGTAGCGGCAAATCCCGTATTGAGACTGCTTTTTCCCTAGGCATTAGATTTAAAGTTATTCCTCGCATGAAAGTAGCTGATGGTATTAATGCGGCTCGTATGCTTATACCTAAATGTTATTTTGATAGAGATAAGTGTCACGAGGGATTGGAGATGTTAAGGCAATACAGGCAAGAATATGATGAACGTAAGAAAACTTTTAGAGACCATCCGCGCCATGATTTTACGTCACATTCGGCAGATGCGTTTCGGTATCTCGCTAGTGGCTTGGAGAATAGAACAAATTATACAAAACCTCCTCAACAAGTTGCGGTAAGTGACTACAACCCTTTTAGTATGTGATGACAGATAAAGATTACAACTGGCTTATCAGCATAATGGCTGATTCAGATTATTACAAAGACCAGGATATTAGTTGGTTAAATGAATATATTAACAGACCAATAAGCAAGGGGCGGTATATTATTAGCAGAGAGGGTTCTCAATTCTTCTGCACTTATGCAACGCCAACTAATAAACAGATAGATGATTACTTAAAGAATGGATATATAGACCCGAATGTATTTAATAATAAAGGTGACAGTCTCTGGGTTATTGACTTCATAGCTGTGCCTTATGAGGAGAATGTCATCCGTTCTTTAAGAACAATCAAAGATGTGTTATGTTCACAAGGGTATAGGCAGTGTTTCTGGTTAAGAAATTTAAAGAATAAAATAGGTTGGCATGAGGTAAAGTCCAATGGGTAGCAAAAAAGAGAAGTCTGATAAAGACAGAGGCAAAACCATGACAGCTTCTGAAACGGAAGCAAAGCGTGAAGAAATGCGCAGCCGTCAGCTAGACCAAACAAAAGCTATTAATGAGATGCTTGAGAGACAAGGAAAGTCAAGTAACTTAAAAATATTAGGCAAGGAAGTACCTACCACCATAGGAACTGTAGCTACAGCGTTATCATCTATAAGTAGGAATAGTATTATTAATACTTTAAGGGCTGGCGGTACTCCTGTCAGAGATTCCACAGGTCAAGTTGTCGGGGCTGTATCAGGTGGTAATGTTAAGACATATACTGGTAGACCACAGTTTAACCCTTTAAAGAAAACAAAAGCTAAAACTAAAGGCACAACAACCCCAGTCAAAAGTACAACAACTGTATTATCGCAACCTTCCGCAACCACAACCACAACCACGCAAGATGCTTCGCCAGTATCACCTTACACTAGAACCCTTAGCCGAGGTAAAGGCGGTATTGCTAAAAGATTTGGTGGGGCGATAGGTACTATAGATACACTTATACGATAGGAGATTATTATGGGTTTCATGAGTCCACCAAGAACACCAGTTATGCCAACACCGACACCGCCTCCACCGCCAGTAGATACAGCTAGGGCAGCAGTGTTAGCAGAAGAAAACATGAGTGAACAAATGAAGAAGCGCAAAGGTCGTGGTTCTACGATTGTAGCTGGTGCATTGGGCGACCAAAAAGAACCAACAACTGGTACACCAACCCTGTTAGGATAAATTATGAATGATTACGTCAAAAGTCTAGTAAAGCGTTTTGAATATATCCAGATGCAGCGAGACAACTGGGATACTCATTACCAAGAGTTATCTGACTATATGCTTCCTAGAAAAGCAGATATAGTTAAGAAGCGTTCTCGCGGTGAAAAACGTATGGAGTTTATCTATGATGGAACTGCATTACAGGCTGTAGACTTACTTTCAGCTTCCTTACATGGTATGCTTACAAGCGGTGCATCGCCTTGGTTTCACTTAGATGTTAAAGACACGGCTATTAATCGTGATGATGATGTGCGTGAATGGTTGCAAGATACCAGTATGCGTATGATGAGGGCTTTCAGCCAATCTAATTTTGAGACTGAGGTTCACGAAACATATGTAGACTTAACTGTGTTTGGCACAGCTTGTATGTTTACTGAGATAGATAATAATAATCTAAGGTTTAGCACCAGGCATATATCTGAGTTCTATGTGCAAGAAGACCAGTATGGAATGGTTGATACTGTATTTAGAAAGTATCACACAAGTGCAGTAGCAGCAGTGCAACGCTTTGGCATAGATAATGTTAGTGACAGTATTAAACGTGTTTATGAGAAAAAACCTGACGAACAAGTTGAGATATTACACGCAGTAACACCTCGTATAGATAGAGACACTACAAAGCGTGATAATAAGAATATGCCATTTGCATCTATTTATATTTGTATGGGTAGCAAGATGGTTATGTCAGAGGGTGGCTTTGAAGAAATGCCATATGCTGTACCACGTTTCTTGAAATCAACTGGCGAAGTTATGGGCAGAAGCCCTGCTATGGTAGCACTGCCAGATGTTAAGATGCTTAACTTAATGTCTAAGACTATTATACAAGCAGCACAAAAGACAATCGACCCACCATTATTAGTTCCTGACGATGGCTTTATGCTACCAGTAAGAACAAACCCTGGCGGTCTTAACTTCTATCGTGCTGGTTCAAGAGATACAATTACACCTTTGAATACAGGTTCTAATATAAATATTGGTTTAGCTATGGAAGACCAACGAAGACAAGCTATCCGTTCTGCGTTTTATGTAGACCAGTTACTTGTTGGTGGTTCTCCAAACATGACAGCAACCGAGGTTATTCAAAGGCAGGAAGAACGCATGAGAGTGATTGGTCCTGTGCTTGGAAGGCTGATGAATGAGATGCTTCGTCCACTTATAGACAGAGTGTTTGCGTTAATGTTAAGGGCAGATATGTTAGCACCTCCACCAGAAATACTACAGGGTAGAGATATTGATATTGAATATGTATCCCCATTAGCTAGGGCGCAAAAATCTAGCAGTCTTAATAATACTATGAAGGCGTTAGAGATACTTATGCCGTTATCACAGGCACTACCCGTTGGCGACCATATAGACCCTGATGGATTAGTAAGACATATTACAGATTCACTTGGCGTTCCTAAGACTACATTAAAGTCACAACGTGAAGTTAATCAGGTAAGACAGGAACGTGCGGCTATGCAACAACAGCAGATGGAACGTCAAGAAATGTCGCAGGACGTTGCTGATACAGCACAGGCAGCGCAAGCAGTTAGGATGGTTCAGAAATAATGGTAGACCCAATAAAAGAACAAGAGAAACTCAAACAAATGTACACTGATATATTCAGCACAGAAGCTGGAAAGAAAGTGTTACAAGACCTTGAAAAGCGGTGTAACTACCACTGGACAAGCTATGTAGCTGGTGATGCAAACGCTACTACATATGAAGAAGGCAAACGTGCCACAATCTTGCACATACATCAAATGATAATTAAGGAGACATAATGTCAGAAGAAGCAGTCGAACAGGTAGACCAGCCTCAAGGTACTTTGTTGGAAACACCATCTGAAGTAGCGCAGGGCGGTTCTGGTAACGATTTTTTAAATATGATTCCAGAAGAAATACGCAATCATCCAAGCCTATCCCCAATTAAGGATGTAAGCAATCTGGCACAATCATATGTAAACGCACAAAGACTAATTGGCGCAGACAAAATACCTATGCCAGTTAATCCAACAGATGAAGACTTAGACCGCATTTATAGCAGACTAGGTACGCCAAAATCCTCTGACGGATATGAAATATCTGTAGATGGGAATATTGTTACAGAAGATGTAGCTAATGGTTACAAAGACGTAGCACATAAACTTAGACTAACACCTGACCAAGCTAACGGTGTTTTAGAGTATTACAGGTCTATGGTTAATACTGGTCAAGAAGAAAACGCACAGAACGCTGAATACGAACGTGGGCAGATAGAAACTCAATTAAGGCAAGAATGGGGCAGGGCATATGAAGATAAAGTGCAAGCTGCTGGTCGTGCTGTTTCAGAGTTTGCATCCCCAGAAATTTTAGAGATGCGTTTGTCTGACGGAACTATGATTGGCAACCATCCTGAGTTCATCAAAGCGTTTGCAAATATAGCGGATTTCAGGCAAACTGTAACCAGCGAAGACACTATTTCAGAAGCCCCAAACAATAATGCTATGACCCCAGCAGAAGCGCAAAATGAGATTGATGCCATAATGAATGACAAATCTCATCCTTACTGGGATAGTACAAACATAGTAGGTAGGCAGAAGGCTATTGAAAGAATGAATGATTTATTTGGCATGGTCTATAATGGATGAATTAGATTATCGCGAACTAAGAATTCAAGTTTTGCGCGTTGCGATTGAGTTTGGTACTCAGCGTGACGTAATAAATCCAGACCAACTTTTCAATAAATATTGGGATTTGGTCATGCAGGGTAGCGGTAAGGAATGTTCTTGCCGTCCTGAAGACAATCGGAAAGACGATAGCTTGATGGCTGCTAAAAAGCCTAGAAGTGTCCGAAAGGGTAGCGCATCGCAAAATGTATAAATGTAATCGTGTGACAAAAGGAGATATATTATGTCTACACAAGTAACTACAGCATTTGTACAACAGTATTCTGCTAACGTGCAGATGCTTTCACAACAGATGGGAAGCCGTCTGCGTGAAGCGGTGCGTATAGAGAATGTTGTTGGCAAAAATGCTTTCATAGACCAAATAGGTTCAGCCACTGCCGCCATAAGAACAACTAGGCACGCTGACACACCACAAACCGACACACCACATAGCAGACGCAGACTAACTCTGGCTGACTATGAGTATGCCGATTTGATTGATGACCAAGATAAAGTTCGTATGTTGATTGACCCAACATCCTCTTACGCCAAAGCAGCAGCCGCTGGTATGGGTCGTGCGATGGATGATGTAATCATTGCTGCGGCTCTTGGTACTGCTTCAACTGGCGAAACTGGTTCTGGCACACAAGCCTTAACTAACACCATTGCTGATGGTAATACTAACCTAACGCTGGCAAAGCTGCGTGAAGCTAAGTTTACATTAGACTCAGGTGATGTTGACCCATCAATCCCACGTTACATTGCTGTTGGACCAAGCCAGATTCAATCTTTGCTTGCTGACACAACCGTAACATCAAGTGACTTCAATACTGTTAAGGCACTTGTTCAAGGTGAGTTAGACACATTTATGGGCTTCCGCTTCATAATGACTAACCGCCTAACAACTAGCGATGGCTCAGAAACTGATGATATCCGTAACTGCTTTGCATGGGCAGAGGATGGACTCACACTAGGGCTTGGTAAAGATATCTCTGCAAGAATTGATGAACGTGCTGACAAAAGCTACGCGACTCAAGTTTACTACTGCATGAGTATCGGTGCTGTTCGTATGGAAGAAGCCAAAGTTGTACAAATCAACTGTGACGAATCTCCAGACTAATAAGTTAGGGGCGGTCATGCCGCCCCTTTCTCCTCAATAAAGTAAAGGTTCTGAAATATGGCATCGGTAGTTGATATATGTAACGAAGCTATGGATTTGCTAGGTGCAGCAACCATTACTTCACTAACTGAAAATTCTAAAGAAGCTAGGTTATGTAACAGAAGGTTTGAGACTGTTCGTGACCAGGTTCTTCGTTCACATCCTTGGAATATTGCAATTACCAGAAAGCAGTTAGCGCAGGATTCTGAAGCCCCTGCTTTTGGTTTTACTTATCAATACACATTACCTACTAATCCTTATTGTTTGCGTGTGTTATCTTTTTGGAATGTTAATGTAGATAGTGATGTATCTGCTTATGACTCACAAGTAATGTATAAGATTGAAGGCAGAAAAATTCTTTCTAACGAAGGTACTTGCAGGATTGTTTATGTAGGTAGGATTACAGATACAGAACAATATGATAGTTCTTTGCGTCATGCGGTCGCTACTAAGTTAGCGGCAGAAACAGCATATGCAATTACTGGAAGTAATAGTGTTGGACAACAAATGTACCAATTATATGAGATAGCATTGCAAGAGGCTCGTTCTATGGATGCACAAGAAGGTTATCCAGAGAAGATTATTGCTGACGACTTTATTAATATAAGGTTCTAAGATGGCAAGAGTATCCACAATAATAACTAATTTTACTTCTGGTGAGATTACACCTAGGCTGCATGGCAGAGTAGATGCACAGCTTTATAATGGTTCAGCCCAAACAATACAGAATATGTTAGTGTATCCACAAGGTGGTATAACTAGACGACCTGGCACTTACTATGCTGGGGCATCTAAAGATGGTGGCAAGATAAGACTTATGCCATTTGAATTTAGTGACGAGCAAGCATATGTTCTTGAGTTTGGTGCTAACTACATTAGATTCTTTAAAGACGGTGGCATACTTACAGAAGCTACTAAAGCTATTACAGGTGCAACTGCCGCAAATCCTGTTGTAATTACTGTTACTTCTCATGGTTATAACAATGGAGATAGAGTATTTATCTCAAGTGTTGGTGGCATGACAGAATTAAACAATCGTGAGTTTACAGTTGCCAATCAAACGACAAATACATTTGAGTTATCTGGTATAGATGGCAGTGCTTTTACAGCGTACACATCTGGTGGAACATCTGGTAAGATAGTAGAAGTAACCACAACATATAGTGTTACAGATATATTTGAGATTAACTTTGTTCAGTCTGCTGACGTAGTTTACTTAGCACATAAAGACCATGAACCAGCAAAGGTAACAAGAACAACAGCCGCCTCATTTACATTAGAAGATATAGATTTTACTGATGGTCCGTATCTGGATGAGAATGATACTGATATAACATTGTACGCATCAGCGCAAACTGGCACAGTTACAGTTACTGCTTCGGCAGATTTATTTACAAGTGATGATGTTGGTAGGCTTGTTCGTTTTAGAGAGTTATTAGAAACGCATCACGATGAGTGGGCTGCAAGTACATCTTATGCAAACAATCAGACGGTTCGTTACAACGGACACGTTTACAAGCAAGTAACTGGTTCAACAGAAACATCTGGGAATACACCCCCTGTACATTTATCAGGTACAGAAACTTATGGTAATATCGATTGGGAATATCAGCATGACGGTTTTGGTGCGGTAAGAATAACTGCATTTACTAGCGCAACCGTAGTTACAGCCGTTGTACATGAGGATGCTTTTTCCAATTCTGTTTTGCCAGACCATGTAATTGGTGCGGCTAACGCAACTAAAAGATGGTCTTTAGGTGCATTTGGTGGCGACCAAGGTTATCCAAGGGCAGTAGCTTTTTATGAGGAACGTCTATACTTTGCTGGGACTACAGGAAAACCACAATCAATCTTTGGTTCTGTAACGGCAGACTTTGAAAACCATACGCCTGGCACAGAAGATGATGACGCTATTAATATAACAATCGCATCTGACAAGGTTAATGTTATTAAGCACATGATACCTGGTAGATTCTTGCAGATACTGACAACCAGTTCTGAGTTTACTTTATCTGGCGGCACAGGAACACAGCCTGTTACACCTACCACGGTAAACGTACTTAGAGAAACAACCTTTGGTGCATCAGACATAAGACCAGTTAGGGCAGGAACTAGCACAATCTTAGTACAAAAAGGTACAGAGAAAGTAAAAGAAATCACGTTTAGCCTTGATGCTGATGGACTTGTAGGACGAGACTTAACTGTATTAGCCGAGCATATCACCAGAGGTGGCTTAACAGATATGGTATGGCAACAAGAGCCAGAGTTAATTCTATGGTTTGTCAGGGCAGACGGTGAGTTAGTTGGTTTAAGTTATGACCCTCCAAACAATACGGTTGCATGGCATGACCATATATTAGGTGGTACTGCTGTTGTTGAAAGTATTACGGCTATTCCAAGTGGCACAGAAGACCAAGTATATTTATCTGTTAAGAGAACTATCAATGGTTCTACAGTAAGACATATTGTTTTTATGAAGAGTATTTACTTTGCAGCAGACGTTGAAGAAAGTTTCTTCCTTGATAGTGGTTTGACTTATGATGGTTCAGCTACAACAACTATATCAGGATTAAATCATTTAGAAGGTGAGACAGTACAGGTACTGGCAGACGGTTCTACTCACGCTGACAAAACAGTTAGTGGCGGTTCTATTACATTAGATAGAAGTGCTAGTAAGGTTCACATAGGATATAATTATACATCTATATTAGAGACTTTACAGATAGAAGCTGGTGCAGAGGATGGCACATCACAAGGTAAGATTAAAAGATTGCATGGTGTTACTGTGCGCTTCTTAGAAACTGTTGGTGCTGAGTTAGGACCAGATACAAACAACTTAGATAGAATACCATTTAGAGATAGTAGTATGGCAATGGATGAAGCTGTGCCGTTGTTTAGTGGCGATAAAGAATTATCTTTTCCATCTGGTTATGAGAATAATGCAAGAGTAGTTGTAAGGCAGAACCAGCCACTGCCTATGACTATTACAGCAGTAATGAGAAGGTCAAACACATTTGATGCTTAGTATTGAGGCTTTTAAAAAAGAACATCTTGACCAGATAAATTTAGATTATGAATTATCTGATGAGACAAAAAGCACGTTCATGCCTAATGGTCAAGTTACTGGCGTTACATTGTTTGATGAAGATACGATATTATGTTTTGGCGGTGTCCATCTATTATGGAAGGGTGTCGGTGAATGTTGGATTATGCTATCGAATGAAGGCAGATTAAAACCTTTAACAGTTGCTAAATATACAATCAAACTATTTGATGATATAATGTCAAAAGATAGTTTAGTAAGGATGCAAGCAAGTGTTTCCGCAAGTGACCCCAAGGCAATAAGTTTTGCAAAGTGGTTAGGTTTTGAGGTTGAAGGTTTAATGAAGAAGTATGGTCCTGATGGTAATGATTATTATAGACTTGCGAGGATAAGATAATGGACCCATTAACAGCAGCCGCAGTAGGCGGTCAGGTTCTTGGCGGTGTTATGGGCGCAAAGGGTGCTAAAGCAGCCGCAAATGCCGCCCAGCAAGCCGCAAATTATAATGCACAAATAGCAGAAAACGAAGCTGTTTTACTTCAAAGGGCAAAGACAGAAGAAGAGGTTGCGCTTAGAAGGCAGTCTAGCAGACTTATAGCGACACAGAGAGTAGCTACAGCAGCTTCAGGCATACAAATGTCTGGCAGCCCAATGCAAGCATTAGCGGATAGTTACTTTAATACAGAAAAGGATGCGGCAAGAATACAGTACGCATCTAGCATCGAGCAGATACAAAAAGAAAGTGAAGCTAACATTGCAAGGTTTGAGGGTGCATCACAATCAGCAGCACTTAACTATCAAGCACAACAATCTTTGTTATCTGGTTTTACAGGTGCAGCATCTAGTGCAGGGAGTATCAGTGCATAATGCCTAAAATACCATTATATAATCAGGGCGCAGGACCAACAGCAGGAATAGCGTCAGGAAAATTATCCCCAGGAATTAGCATATCAACGGCTACTGCACCAGGCAGGGCATACGCTGGTTTTCAGAAAACATTTTCTGATGCAGGTAATGTTGCCCAGCAATTTGCTTTGCGTGAAAAAGAGGCGCAGACAACTGAGGCTAGAAGTGATTTAACATTAAAAACAAAAGAAAGATGGGACGAGTTTAACAGAACTAATACAGCGCAAACTGTACCAGAATACGAAGCCCAAGCGTCTGCTTTCCAAAGCCAGTTACAAGAAGAGTTGCTAGGTGGATATGAGGGTTTTACTAGAAGTCAAAAAGCAAACTTATCTCAATCATTTAATCAGCTATCTATTGGCTTTTCTTTGGCTGGAAAGCAAGCCTCTTACAACAGAAACTTAGTCAACAGAGGCAGAAAGCAAGATGAGTTTATTCAAGCTACAATGGAAACTATGCGTGGCTTAGACCCATCAGACCCTACTTACGAGTTTTTGCAAGCATCTTTAGCGCAATCATTTTCAGAAGCTAGGACGCAGGGCTTACCATTAGAGTATGATGAAAGAAAAGTTTTAAAAGATTTAAGTGCAGGAAACTTTGAATCTGAGATTAATGCTGCCCAAACAGTAGAGGATATAGAACGTCTTAAAAAGAAAAATGAGGATGACGTAACATTAAATGCCGATGAAAAACAACAAAACAGAAGTTTGTTACATACAGCAAAAACCAGAATAGAAGCTGATATACAAGATAAACTTTTGGACTCTACTCTTGAGACAATAGCAAGAACTGATTTTAGTAAATTAACACCAGAAGCACTTCAAGAATCTAAAGAGTCTCTTTTGAATGGCGAACCCCTTAACGTAGTAAACCCAGATGACCCTGATGGTCCTTTGATAACTATAGATTCTTCTAAATTAAAGCCAGAAAAAAGACTTATACTTGTTAATCAAATGGAAACTCTTTTTGAAGCAGAAGAGAGTAATCGAATAAAAGTCCAAAAACAAGAGTTAAGGTCTTTGGTTAATAACGCAAGTCTTTCTGAGCTTAACCAAATGATGCAAGATGCCCAAAATAACAAAGGTTTTTTTGAAGGCAATGACAATGAGGCGCTTAGAAATGCCGCACAAAGAATAATCCAGACAGAGATTGACGAGTTATCGCCAAAAGTTATAAGCGAAACTTCTACAGCTATGTCAAATTTAACAGCTAAGATAAATGTTCAAAATGGTGAAATCAATGAAGACGATTTGAAAGAGATAGGCAGGATTAATTCTCAATTAATAGACGCTGGTCTTTTTTCAGAAGCGGCAAAATTTAAAGAAGACGTTTCTATTCTTAGAGGAGTTAATTCATTGTTTAATGAATTAGAATTTGCCAGTTCATCACAAATGGAACAAGCGATTTTAGAACAAAAACGTATATTAGATGATAATCCAACATTCGTTCAACAGCAAATAATCGAAAAATTAACAACAAAATTGCAAACTTCAAGAAAAGAAATGGAAAAAGATTTTGTAGGTTACTACAATAAACAAAGACCTGAAGACCCATTAAGTGTTGCGGAATTAAAATCTTTACAAATAAAACTTGGCATTGAGCCATCTAATATAAGAGTTACTAGCGAAGGTGAGTTAGATGCTTTTATGGCAGCTTATAACTCTGCTGAGTCTTTAGATGAAAAATATAATGTATCTGAACAATTCTTTTCTCAGTATGGCGAAGACGAATATTTAGTTACTAAGCATCTAAGAGAAACTAATCGTATTTCTGTTATGGAAAATATGATTATGGCTTACGGTGATGATGTAAATCTTAGACTTGCCTCCGAATACAATTCAGAAGAAAATATTAAGGATGCAAAAGACAAAACAACCTCTGTTCAGAGAACGGATGTAAGAACAGCTTTAAATGAAAATATGTCCAGTTTTTCTAGCAGTATGTTAGGCGGTCTTTCGGATGGTGTGACTTCTCCAGCAACAACTGAAAAACGCATAGGTTTTGTTAATGATATAGATTCCATTATATATAATACAGCACTTGGTCTTCTGGCTAATTCTAGGGTTAAGACTGCTGACGAGGCGGTGGAACAGGCTTACAATTCTGTTATTGGTAATAGGTATGTGTTCCATGAGTCAAACGGAAAATCAATGATAAGGATGCCATCCGAATTGTCATTTATATCACAAGATATAACTGATGTTCTTGATATATCCTTGACTAGAAACGAAGAGTATTTGTCATCTATATTAGAAAAGCCTCCTATCCCATTTGGGGCATCAGGAAGCCAAGAGATGTATGATAACGAATACATATCAGACATAATAAGTTCATCTTATTGGGTAACAAATGAGAATGAAGACGGTGTTTATTTAGTAGACCAGACAGGTAATAAAGTAACTAGAAAGCCAGAGTTGGTTGGCGGAGTTCCTGGTATGGAAACAAGATTTATAGAAGTTAAATTTGAAGATGTAATTCCATTAGCGAGAGTACACCAAGAAAGTGGAATGGGTGGCGATAACACAGGTTATATTGGAATGGGTGCTGGAGTTAGAACAGTAGAACAAGCGGAAGAGTTAGCGAAAACTGTTCAACAACAAAGAAGCAAAACAGTGTTTGATATTCTTATGGAAAGACAGTTATTTTAATGGTTAGTCTTTACATTCCAGAGCAAGAATACAGTGAAAATCTGCACAATGAATACTTTAATTATTCAAAGGCTAGTAACTTAGACGTTCTCAGCGCGGCATTAACAGAGACTATATATTACAACCCAGGCAGTGCTGCTTTGAGGCTTGTAAATCAATCGCATTTTCAAGGTAAGCAAGGGGAAAAACTTACAAAAGAAGAGTGGGCTGAAAGCGAATATTTCAGAGAAGGCATCGAAGTAAAGGAGGACGGAATAAAAACTGGTCTTGCTTCATTACTTGCTGAAAGAAAAGACGAAAGAGATGCGTTTAATTTAACCCTAAGTCGTTCAAAGGGCGGTCTAGGAATGGGCATCGCTAAGTTTGGGGTAGGGATAGCTGGTAGTTTTTTAGACCCTCTTAACGTAGCATCTGCTTTTATTCCTGTTTTCAGTACAGCAAGAATAGCTACTATGGCTTCAAAATATGGCAAGACAGGTGCAAGGGTTCGGGTTGGTGCGGTTGAGGGTGCTGTTGGTGCGACTGCTGTAGAACCGTTGGTTATTGGTGCGGCAGTTGCAGAGCAAGACAAAGACTATGGATTGATGGATAGTTTTTTAAATGTGACTATTGGCACAGTTTTAGGTACAGGTCTTCATGTTGGATTTGGTGCTATTTCTGACAGAATATCTAAATTACCGCAAGCAACAAGAGACAAAGCACTTTCTTCTGCTGTTGGGCAAGCTATAAATAATCAAAAAATAAATGTCGGTAGTTTATTTGACGAAGCAGACGCTGTTAAAATTGCTAAAGGTTTACAGCAAGATGATAAAAAAATTGTATATAACGCAGAGGGTAAACCTAGGGTAGTAGATGTTTTAGATGTGGATGCAGAGGGAAGAATCTACATAAGGGAAATGGATGGGACTATTAAGGTATTAGACGAAAGCGATGCTTTAGGAAAATCTATATACGATGAGGACTTTGAGTTAAGCATTGGTAACGAAGTTATAACAAAACAAAGATTAAAAAATGCAAAGGCAGGGGAAATTTTACAGATATTAAATTCCTTAGAAAACGTAAAAAATCAAGCAAGTGAAGCTGGAGATACTGTTACTCTTAATAAAGTTGAGGTTGCTGAAGAAGCTATTAATTTAGAAAAAAACAGAAGAGAGGGTGTTGAGTTAGAAAGACCAGCAGAGCCAGATGTAAGGGTTTCTAGGCGAAATGAGATTTTAAGTTTAAAGAAAGAAATCGGTCAGTTCATAAAAAAAATGCAAGCAAAAGCTGATGAGTCTGGTCTTGATAAACCAAAACTTACAGCACAAGAGTCTGCTGAGTTTATGGCAAAGACAGAGAAACTTTCCGAGTTACAAGGTAAACTAGACAGAGCCGATAGAGTTACTCAAATAAAAAGAGGCGAGTTTACTCCAAAACAAATAGAAGAAATGCAAAACTCTCAGTCTATCAGCAAAGGTGGGCTAGGAGTTTTTGAAGAACACAGGGATGCTGTTGATGAAATAAAGGCTGAGAATGTAGACGATATAGAGATAGATATAGAGAACATTGAAATTGAAAATCAGTTAATGGAAGAAGATTTAGAGGCTGAAATTTCACAGGGTCTTATACCTGAAGATATAGCTTTGTCTATAAGAGGCGTTTCTATGACAAAAGAAAAAGCAGATAGTTATGAGAATTTAACTAGGGCTGGTGCGGCTTGTTTATTGGGAGGCAGAAAATGAGTTGTTCTGACGAAATACTAGAAGCTGCTAGACAAGCAGGAGTAAAATTAGATGATGAGGAAGTAAAAGAAATACTGGATGTTCTAAACGAACGTCTAAAAAAACGTGTGTTCAAGGCTGGTTCTGAAGAAAACCTAGAGATATTTAGCTTGGCTCAAAAAATAGCAAAAGAAGCTAAGATTTCTGCTGCTATTATAAGAAGAAGTAGACTTCTAAATGCTAAAGCATACTCAAGAATAATGACTAAAATTAAAGCTAATCCAGGTAAAGAGTCAGAGGCTTTATCCGCTATATTAGTAGGTGATATTAGATTTTTTGAGGGGTTAGATAGCGTAGACGCAAATCAAAAAGCCACTTCAACAAGATATGAAGGTGAACTAGCTGCTGCATTACTTGAAAATGATTTGCTTACTTTGTTCAAGTCTGGTGAGTTAGACGAGTTAATTTACGAAGCTATGTTTGATATTGACACCTTTGATATAAATAGGGCTGGTGCTAAAGAAGCAAAAGAAATAGCTGAAATAGTACAAAAAAGTCAAAAGAAAATATTAAAAGCAAAGAACAGAAATGGCGCACTTGTGCGTGAATTAAAAAATTACATTGTAAGGCAAGGGCATGACCCTAAGTTGTTGAAGGCTGGGGCAAAAACTACAGAAGAATTTGAAGCTGCTAAGAATGATTGGGTTGCGTATATGCTAGAACCTGACCGTTTGGATGAAAGAACATTTGATAGCAAACCTCCGACAAAAGATGGGAAGCCATATTCAAGAGAAGATTTTTTAGGGGATATGTGGAAGAATTTAATTTCCAAAAACCATAGAAAAGTAGATGCACAAAGAGGCATGGATGGCACTGAAGACCCATTAACAGCGTTTAAGGGAGAAGCTAACTTAGCTAAGAAGTTAAGCCAGAGTAGGCTTATACATTTTAAGACAGGAAAAGCTGCTTATGATTATGCAAAAAAATATAATAAAAACCAAAGTTTATTAGAATCAATAGTTTCGGGGATACACCACGATAGCCAGTCTATAGCTTTAATGGAAAAGTTTGGAACAAATCCGAAAGCTATGTTTGATAGAATCGTTAAAGATATAGAAGATATAGCCAAAGAAAGACCTGGCACTAAGATTAAAAAAGGAAGGTTAAAGAATCAATTTGCAGAATTAGATGGTTCTACAAGGGCTTTAGGCGCAGATACAACAGAGTTTTATGGCGCAGATTTAGCTGCGATTGGCGGTGGCATTAGAATAGTACAGAGTATGTCTAAACTTGGAATGGCTACAATATCTTCTTTTTCAGACATTGCATCAAAAGCATCTTTTCTTAACACAAGAACGGAGAGAGGTATCTTTGGTTCATACGCTACTGCTTTAGCGCAAACATTTAAGATGTTTCCTCCAAAAGAACAGAAGCAATTAGCTTTACTTTTAAATGTTGGCGTTGATAGAATTAATAACAGCATACATTCTAGGTTTAGCGCAGATGACAGTATGCCTGGATTTATGTCTAAAGCTAACTCGACTTACTTTACAATAAACGGAATGAACTGGTGGAACTCAACCCAAAAAGAGGGTGTGGCTGCTATTTTATCTGCTGATTTAGCGACATATTCGTCACTTTCTTTTGAAGATATACCTACAAGAACAAGGATTAACCTACAAAGGTATGGAATACAAAGTGAAGATTGGAACATTTTAAAACAAATAGAAAAAACTGCGCTGGATGGCACGGATTATTTAACGCCCAGGGCTGTTGAAGATTTGCCAAATTCTGTAATTGAGGGACTTGTATTAAAAAGAGAAAACTTAAACAGAAAAAGAAAAATTAAATCAGCTACACCTGATATGATAGATAGGTATAAAGAAGATTTAATAAGAAAGTATGGAACTTATTTAACAGACGGGGCTGACTCTGCTGTACCTACTCCTGGCGCAAAAGAACTTGCTATTATGAATCAGGGTTTAGAAAGAGGAACACCTAAAGGAGAAGCAATTAGAACTCTTATGCAGTTAAAGGCGTTTCCCATAACTATGATAACAAAAGGTCTAACGAGACAATACTACGCCAAGAAGCAAGCTGGGCAAAGTGGGATAGCAGGTTTGGCTCAGATGATGATTGGCATGACTATGATGGGTTATGTTTCTATGTCCTTAAAAGATATACTGAAAGGTAAAGAACCATTACAAGTATTTAGTGAAGACACCTATCTGAGAAAAGAAACGCTAATTAAAGCTATGACACAAGGTGGCGGCTTTGGATTGTATGGTGATTTTCTGTTTGGAGAGTATAATAAGTATGGGCAATCACTAACACAGTCATTATTAGGTCCTACATTTGGTGTTGTTGATGATATAGCT